GATTTACTGCTGGTGGATATGCTTTTGCTCATGGTACTGATACCGATACAGGTATCTATTATGATTCAGATGGTCAATACCGTTTAATTGCTAATGGTAGTACAGCTTGTTTTATTACAGCTGGGGTTTTAACAGTTCCACAAGGATCACAACTTAGACTATATAGTACAACTGATACTAATCATATACTTTTTTATACAGCTGCTACCCCGCCTGGATCTGGAGAAGCATCAAACGGTCCTCAATTAAGAGGATATTCTTCTGTGTGGTTGCATGTTCAGTCTGCTAATAAGCCTCTTTACCTATCTTCTGTAGGTAATGTGTTCATTGCTACTGGTCAATCATATTCAACTATGTCTTCAATTGAGAATAAAGAAAATGTTATTCCTATTGATCCAGAAGTATGCTTAGATCAAGTAAGTCGTTGGCAACCTGTTGAATTTGATGTTATAGATGATGGTCATCATGCTGAAGGTTTTATTGCAGAAGAACATGTAAAAATAACCCCTTCAATGGTTAATGTATGTGGTCCTGAAAGTAAGCGGCCAGGTTGGGCTAATGCTGTTGATTATGCTGGTGGAACAGTTAGACTCACAGGCGCTGTACAAGCTCTACTTCGTAGAATAGAAGAACTGGAAAGAAAAGTCGCATGAACGATGAACAACCAACTATTGATGATGTATGGATTAATCGTTTAGCTATGAAATTAGGTGTTCTTACAGCGCAGAACGAACGATTGATTATTGAAAATGAATCATTAATAGAGCAGTTAAAGCAACTACAACCACAACAAACTAACCCCATTTCTAATGGACAACATGAGGAAGCACCGTTTATAACATGAGCCAAACTAGTGTTGCTCAAGCTGCCAATGATTCAGATTTACAAAAGAGAATACAGGCTGCTGTTTATAGTGAAGCCATTGGTAATGCTGATCTAAAAGATACAGACTTTGCCAAACTTATTAAACAGGGATATGCTAATTTAGCAGGATTGTACTGGGCAGTTGCAGATGCTGTAGAAGATAGTTATGCTTCAGGTATTCTTGCTGGTAGAGGTTCTCCTGGGCATGATGCAGATGTAGTAACTGATGGACAAATTACATCAGCTGTTGTAGCTAACTGGCCTCCTGACAATCCTATTACTACGCCATGACTCAATCTAAAATTCTCAAAACTAACACAGCCAATGATGATTATATTGTCATTGATGATATGCTAGTTGATAAGAAGATGCATGACATTGCACAAAAGATAGATGAGTATGATGAGCAACTTTGTATTCTTTGTGTTGATCCCGATAGCTGTACTTTTAGTGAAGCTCCGTTTGTTCTTGCAGAAGTGGTTAATACGCCGCAAGGTCCTCAAGTTTTTAAAGTCTTTGAATTCTGGGAATTAAATGATTCAGTTCTTCAAAGGTTGTATGCTTCTGATACCCGTAAAACTAATGTACTTGCTGATATTGATAAAAACAATCAGCGAGTTCGAGATGAATCGGAACGTCGATACAGAGAGAAGATTGAAGCTAAGAAAGATGTGGTAGCTTCAATCGTTGCGTCAATGAGATCATCCTATTCCTACATAGATGAGGATAGGGATGCTAAAGTTACTATGTATGAAGATCGTCCACCCAAAGTCGAAATGAAGGACTAATATGTTAGTCTCAGAAATCATCACTAGGGTACAAAATAACTTTGGTGATAGCAATCAAGTTATGATTTTTGACAATCATATCATTGATTGGATTAACGAAGGTATGCTTGAAATCGTACGAGAGACTCAATGCATATCTAAGTTAGAGAATTCTATCCAGGCAGCAGCTTTTAACAATAATGCTGGTGTAGCGGTAGCTGACATGATTCTACTTAAGAGAGTGTACTATGGTGCTGATCCTCTTTTGTTGATAGAACCAGAATCCATGGATAGATTAGGATATTTGCCACAAGTTGGTATACCTACAGGATATTACACAGAAGGTTCTCGAATCTTTATGTATCCTACCCCAACAAGTACTGACACTACTGTTGTTACTATTTTTTATGTTCCTGCCCCTGCTACAGTTCTTACTGCCGTTGAGTCTCCTGGAATTCCATTCTACTATCACGGCGATTTAGCAGAGTGGTGTTTAGCAAAGGCGCATGAAAGAAATGAAAACTACCGAGCCTCTGAGGTAGTTATGACTCGATTTATGAAAAACATTTCTAAGAGGAAATTCGAGAGCCTCAGTAGAGATGATACCTACAGGACTATTCAACCTGATGTAATGGATCAGGAGTATGGATATGATCTTATATGACAGTATATAGCGAAGAAACACTTCCAATTGCTGTAGGTCTAGGTATAGATTCCTACAACCATCCAGCTAATATTGCAGATGGCTTTTGCACGTCTATACATAATTTTGTAGCTAAGAAGGATCGCTTAATCACTAGGAAAGGGTTTCAACCATACATTCCTATTGATACTCGAACTGACTATAGCGAATCTTCTGATATCACTCATGGATTGAATTGTTTCTATTCTAAGATTCCAAATAGTCGTCAATTCAATTGGCCCATTGCTATGTGGGGTACAGGCTCTGATACTTGGATGATGCGCCAATTTCCAAGAGTTGATCCTGCCAATATTTCTACAAGTGCATCGGTAGTTAAATTAGTTACTACGGGTTCGTTCAAAGGTGCCTGTACTTATCTAGATCGTTTTTATATTAATTCAGAGAGTTCTGGAATAGATCATGTTAATGTGTTCGATTGGGATTTGGGTACAGCTACATTGGTTAACGTGATTGGTCCTGTCTTTGGAAATTCTGTTAAAGGATTATTTGTTTTCAAAGATAGAATGTGGTGTTGGAATGATACAAAAATCTTCTATACTGATCCACCTAATGCTCCTGGGGAATTTCCAGAAGTATGGGACCCGAATGGAAAGTTTATAGTTATAGGAGCCGGTTCTGGCTTAGGTGAAATTCAATCGGTTATCCCTGTAGGTACAAAGCTTTTCGTTTTCACTAGTTCTGGGTTATATAACATAAGCGTATTAGGTAGTCCTGAAAACTGGGTTGTTCGTCTGATGGATGCAACCATTCAGGTTAATCATCATAATTGCGCTTTTGAAGATAAAGGTTTAATCTATTTTGTAGATACACGTGGTGTATGGGTTACAAATCAAGATCAGATTAAATTAATTTCTCAGCCTATTCAAGATGTATTTAATACTGGAACGGCTGAGGAAACATACTATCTCTGGAAGTTATTTCCATTTGATGATGGTATTTTAATCTGTAGACAAAAAACTATTTCTCATGGAACTTCTCCATTAGCTACATTATCTACTCTTAGTGAAGCTAGAATATTTTATTCCAGATTGGATTTCATAGCTTGGACTGAATTTACTTTTGATACAGTATCTCAGCCTGGTGATATTCTTGGTGCTTTCTCTAATATTGAAAGTGGATTCAACTGGAATAAAACTAATTACTTAGTCTTAGTTCATGGCAATTCTTCTCCTACTTCTGTTAATCCTTTAACTGGTCAGCTATTGACTTATATTGGATATCAGGATAAACTTAGAAAATTAAGTGCTTCAGAAGAAGCAATAAACGTACGAAGTTTTTATACATCTAAAGTCCTTCGTGGTCAGATGCTTGCTGAAAAACGAGGGAAATATGCATATATTAATTTCTCAGCTGCTGGTAATCCTGGTGACGATATTGACATAGATTATCAATGGGATACAGAGCAAGAAATAGCTCGTATGGCGGATAGTCTAAGTGTGTATGATATAATTTCAGCTAAGGAAGGTTTGATTAAAATTAAAGGTCCTGAATTCTTTAGAAATCTTCAATTTAATCTTACTGCTACTCTAAGTAGTGCTATTCAAGAATATACAATCTTAGGTTCTGCTTTAGTCTTGCATACAGATCGAAAGACTCCTGGAGTAAATCGTTAATGGACCCTAGAAGTTTATTCAGTGAGGGATTAACAATCCCTAATCATGAGAATAATGATCTTCATTATATTGGAGAAGCACTACCTAATCCAAGTTTAATTACTACATCTGTATCTGCTAATACTCCAGCATTTATTGGTGGAAGTCCTATTCCTGCTAGAGAAGATCATACACATAATCTTGAATTTGATGTTGACTTAACTAATTATTATACTAAGTCTGAAATTGATACAATGTTAGATGCAATTGTTGCTGGCGATATGGATATGTCTAATTATTATACTAAGGCAGAAATTGATACATTCAATAATATTTTAGCTACTCAGATTGATAATCTTACTGCCCAAACTAATATTAATACATCTGATATTTCTAATCTTCAATTAGTAGTAGTTAATCAAGATAGTAGAATTACTACACTAGAAATAAGTGGTGGAAGTTCTACTGTTGTTCCAATTGAGAAGGATTGGTCTTACGGTCATATAGTTAATCCAGAAACGTTAGCTTCTCTCAATCGTTATGTTGCCTTCCGTGATTTTGAAATTGTTTATATTGAAGTTACTTATGTATTAGCTGCGGATGCTGCTACTATAATTGATCTATGGCATAATCATAATGGAACAGGATTTGCCGTTGTTGCGACTGTAACTTTAGCTGGAGGAAGTTTAGCTCATCAATATGTATTTACTTCCCCACATGCAGTTTCTCAGGGAGATGTTTTATATCCAACTATCCATGCTAATATAGATGGTAATGGACAGGACATTACTATTTCTATTAGAGGGCAATATACATGACTGATTTTCTTCCTGATTCCTATCAGGGTTTGGATATGTTCGTCCATGATGAACTTGTACCTACAGGCCCGTGGGAATATAAAGGTGCTTTACTAAATGGCACTCTCTTAAATGGCCCTAGATGTATACGTAATAATCGTACTATGCTGTATGTCACTACTAGTGACTCTAATCCAGCTACATTTAATGTTATTGATGCTCGTAATCCTTCCCAGCTTATTCTCGTAGATTCTGTTGATGCTGCCTTTAATGCCATAGGTTTATATCTTGATGGAGGTTTTGCTTATGTGGCTGGATATGGAAATAACCGGGTAGATAAATATGACATATCTGTTCCCGGTGTATTAAAAGTTCCAACCAGTTCTTCTACTACAAGCTTAACTGGTATTTCTGATGTTGATATTTATGGTAACTACGTATATTGTGCATGTGAACCAGGAGGCGGAGCACCCGTAGTTAGAGTAGATAAGAATAGTTTGACTATTCTTAATAATTCTGGTGCAGTATTCAGTGGCAATGGATTAGGTGTAGTAGATGAGCAGGGTATTTATTACTACACAGTTCAAGGCGGTGGAGGTCAGATAAGAGTTTGGGATATATCAAATGTAGGAATCGGCCCTGTAGGTCCATTAGGTCCTGGCATTTCTTCTGGAGTAAAGGCACTCAGAATTCGTGGACACTATCTATACTGTCACAGTGCAGCTGGATTAACTATATTTGATATCGGTATAGATCCAATTAGTCCTCCACTTGTAGGTGGATTAAGTCTTATTAACTTCACTGGATTTGGCAGATTAGACTTCTATCAAAACAAAGTGTTTGTTTGTAACTCTACTAATAGTGCTGTAGCAATTTTTGATGTAACAGATCAAGCACATCCTACCCTATCTCAGATTCTTACACCTACAGAACTACCTGGATTAAGTGCCCCATTTGATATTGCTATCTACAATCATTACGGATATATCACTAGTAGGAATAGTGATCAAATTACTGTAATTGGAGAAGTAGATCAGACTATACATCAAACGCATGAATTACTAGAAACCTTCCTGTCTTTTTCTCCAAATGATTTCTGG